CGCTATATCACGGCGTTCTCGCTAGCTTCTCCTTTTAAAGCAGAAACTAGCAGAGAGCACGTCGTATCGATATTAGCGGAGGAAGCATGGGACCTTTTGCTTGGATCCCAGCCAGTCAGGAAGCCCCTCGGCAACCTAGACTTGCGAACTTCATACTTCGTTTTAAACGGACGAGGTAAGAAGAACAAGCTCGCATTACGTTCTACGATATATCCCCCAATGGCCAACATCATAGCATACTCAGAGTTCTTATCGAACTTAGAGAATACTTGACGCGGCCTATAAAGTTTATATCTGCGCGAACACCCGGCTGTGAGAATCCCAGAATCAGGAGACTCCCATTCGGGAACGAAGTACGGCTCCCCATCTATAAGCTTGATCAGGTACACGAGCGACTGCCACAAAGTCATTCCGACTTTGTCAGACCACTCGAGTAGTTGATTAATAACTATATAAATGGAGGTGTTATGGCTGAGGTCTTTAGCATAGAATGGAGTAACATCCCATCCCATGAAATAATCTCCTCCACAACTTTCCCTAAAGGGGCCGTAAGAGTAAGATTTATCGGAATTAACGATAAATCCAGCACCTTGAAGTACTTTACAGAATCCATCGTACTCATTAGCTGCAACGATGATATCATCACCGAAAACAGCTGTATGGGTCCAATCAATAAAAAGATTGGGCCCACCACGGGTACAACGGAAACCGTAAATGAGACTAGCAATCAATAAGGTCATCAACGGGAAGGTGTAACCATTACCCATCGTTGATATCATATTGAGAGTAATAGTCTCACCACTAGGTAATTTTGTTACAGGTGACCGCAAGGCCACAAGTAATTCAAACCACTTCGTGGGCATCAAGAGCTGAACCAAATCAGGTGTGATACAATCAGAAGCGGACTTCAGATCGATCGTCGCGAGACGACCAGTCTTGGAACCGCTACACGCAAGAGCCTTGTTCTTAGGCTGCTGCTTAGTTATATCCAACCCTATGCTTCGAAGAACGTCTGAAAGATATTGGCCAGCAGCAAGCTGCAAAGCCATATTTCCAGAAGGTTCGATAGCAATGGTTCTCTCTGTTTCTTCGTTCTTTGGAACCGTTGTCAAACGTGAACCCTCCACTACCTTGTAACCATCTTGCTTCCTGAGATTGTCATGCAGGAAGAAGTACGGGTTACGTCTGCGTAGCGATAACACCAAGGGAACACACAAAGTTGTACAACTCATGGGCTGCACGATCTTCTGGGCGGTATGGGTACCTGAAACGCCATTACTGGCGCCAGGCCCAAACCTCCAGAGATCGAGCATATACCCAAGGTCAAGGGTCTCTTGAATGTTTAGTTCCGAGATCCCCGCATTGAAACGTTCGAGCACGACAGTAATGTAGTGCCTAGCGTTTCGAATAACGGGGTCTGGGAGCTCAACAACATGATTCCCAACCACAATATTGATAGCAGCAAAATCGCTGCAAGCCTTATCGCGGAGACCTGCTTGAGAAAGTCTAGCACGCTTACGCATGCGAGCCAATTGCCGCTCAATTGCGAAGGCCTTCCAGCCTTCACTCTTTTGGGTGGCATCGTACAACTCCTTTGACAAAACGCCGAAGAAGCCTATCAGTCTATCTTCTTGCTTGCCCACTGGATATCTCCAAATAGGTGACTAGGTTGATCTTAAATAACGCCGGTAATTACGGTATCTGCAATCCCAGTAGCTTGATTCCACCCCGTGCCAAAATGCATGGAGAGGAGAGCTTTGAGATCCTCAGGTTCGTAAGTATCGGAGCCAGCAGGCACCTCAATGATCGTAGTAATTCTTGCGACCATCGGTACTTGGTTGGCAGCTGGTGCAACACCCTTACGAGTAATCAACTTGTAGGTGTTGACAGGCACGTTACGGATCACCCCAGTCACCGGGTTAGCTTGAGGAAGAGTCCTCAACACAGCCGGGCGGAAGAACGTAATAGTAAACGGCTTTGAAACCGTATTAGTATCAACGTTCGATTGCGTACCACCAAGAGCAGTAATGGCGTATTGCTTGCCATTAATGTTCGGTGCTACGTCCGCAACGATTGTGTAGGTCGGGGAAGTTAACCCCGTGACAGCTGCTCCGGTTACAGGTGAAGAAGGTGCGAAGGACACAGTAGATCCCTTTACTATCTGCGCTGCATGAATACAGACGCTAGGTTGAGAAGTTTGGTAACTCCATACTGCCCCACCTCGTCCAAGGACTTCATACGAAGTCCAATGGTTGGTAGAGCAACGCCAGAAGGAGCGCGCTCAAAGCAGATGCGGTCCACATCACTACTCCCATGTTCTGGAGTAATGACCCAATCCTTACTCGTAGCGAGGAAGGTATGGGTTGTGTGCATTCTGCATTGGTAACGCCGAGAAACGCCAGAGTAATACAGATTTCCGGGCAAAACCCAGAAAACGTCTTCCAAGAACGAACCAACAGTCGTGAAGTAATCTACAGCCCAAGAGTAAGGTATCAATTCCCAAAAAGTGGGAATCAACGCCTCACTACGAAAGCCGAGATGCTTCGCTAATGTATAGTCGTTCGAAGAAAGTAACTCTGCCTTTCCTCCACACCACCAGCGATAAGAAAGATCATGGTGGAAAACCGTCTGAGAACGTATCTTAATGCCGTTATTCACGACAAATTCGGTAATGTTCCCAGCCGACACCCAATCTCTTTTCGCTGATGCTGACTCTCGTACGCCCGGATCACCTCTAACGAAGTAATCCGCAATGGCTTGCGCAATGGCCTTAGTATC